TTGGCTGACTATGGAGAAACATCTACACGCTTATATGCGACATCTGAAGGGCGAAAGACCAACCGTATACAACAGTCCTAATGTAGTAACTTTGGAGTTAGATGATGAAATATGAAGAAATAAAAAAACTCGTAGCTAAAAGAAACGAGCTAGAAGTTAAATTACGCAAACAAATAGACGAAAAATTAAAAATGTTATTGGATGTAAGCTATAGCAAAGATCAAGCGTATAAATTGTTGGCAGGTAAAAATTTAGATTTCAGAACTTTAAAACTTTGGCATGCAGGTAAGGAAATGAAGCCTAGTAGTTACGACAAATTGATGTGTTTAATAGAAAATGGCCAAGATTAATTCCAGAAACAAAGGCGCTCAGTTTGAGAGGGACGTTGTACGTATACTCAATAACTTCTTTGTAGAAGAAGGTAT